TACCCACTGAACATTGTAGCTTAAGGTACGAAGGGGGCCTTAAGACCTTATAGACATTTATAGTCTATATGGAGAATACAGATATTCTGTGTGGAGTCTAATGCCCCCTTCCCCCTAGGGACCTTAGGAGCCCTTTAAGGGTAAGGCATCCTCGACACGGCTAGATACCTTAGAGATACCTATAGGATAATACTTCCTATGGTTCTTCTCTCTCTGGTAAACTTTAGGTCTGGGAGGACTAAAATGAATAACAAACAGAAGCTAGCATTAGCTAAAGAAGTCCAGAAGCGTAAGAAGCTAGCGGACTATGAAGGGGACTTTGAGTTGTTCTCTAAAGAACAGATTAAGATATTAACTAAAGATTCCTCTATGGGATTCATACCCTTTGAGTTCAATGAGGCTCAGAAGATAGTTAATGAGAAGATAGATGAGCAGCTTAAGAGAACAGGCCGTGTCAGGGCCATAGTCCTTAAGGGTAGACAAATGGGTCTATCAACCTTTGCAGTTGCAAGGGTATTCTGGAAGTCTTACTTCAATGCACACAACAAGTCAGTTGTAATGGCACATGACTCAGCCACATCTGACTCCCTCTTTAACATGTCCCGGAATACTATTTCCAACATGCCCGAAGAGTATAGACCAACCTTTAAGAAATCCAATGCCAAAGAAATTATGTTCGAGCACAATGAATCGGGCTATAGACTCTACACGGCAGGATCCCCTGAAGCTGGTCGAGGTACAACTCCAACCATTGCACACCTATCCGAGGTAGCCTTTTGGACCCATGATGAGAAGATCCTTGCAGGTCTCTTTCAGGGTATATCAGAAGCAAATGGTACGGAAGTTATACTTGAGTCCACCGCTAATGGTGTTGGTAACGAGTTCCACAGATTATGGAAGGGTGCAGTAAATGGTGAGAACGATTACGTTCCTATCTTTGTACCGTGGTATTTGATGCCGGAATATAGAAGAACAGTACTAGAACCCGAAGAGTTCCAAGAGACCCTTACAGAAGACGAGCAGAAGCTACAGACCTTACATGGTCTTGACCTAGAACAGCTTTACTGGCGTAGACTTAAGGTAGCGGAAGGTGGTCTTAGTAAATTTAAACAAGAGTACCCTTGTACTCCTGAAGAAGCATTTCAGGTTTCAGGGTCTAATGTGTTTGACATTGAGAAGTTGCAGTCATTGATTCCTTCAAAAGTAATGAAGAGTCAATCTTTCAATTTAGTATCATCAACCTTTGAGGATCACTCGGAGGGTAATTTAGAAATCTTTCAGTATCCGAAGTTTGATGAGAACTTTGTTATCGGTGCTGACTGTGCATTAGGGGTGGGTCAAGATTCCTCCGCTTGTGCTGTGATGAATATTGATAATGAAGTTGTAGCTTTATTTAGAAATAATAGAATAGATCCAACCCAATATGGTGACTTACTATTCTATTTAGGAAGATACTACAACAATGCTTTGTTAGCTGTTGAATCTAATTCCTTAGGTATAGCAACACTGAACCGTCTCAAGCAGATGAAGTATGTGAACCTGTACCATCAAACCAAAGTAGCTAACGTGTCTAATGAGGAAGGCAACCGTCTTGGATGGCGTACAACGCAAGCTACTAAACCCATGATCATAGGGCATCTTAAGAACGCAATCGAGAATGATGACATTAACCTTGCGTCCGCACGAATCATCCAAGAATGCATGGATTACGTGTCTGATGCCAATGGTCGTACCAATGCCATATCCGGTGCTCACGATGACACCGTTATTGCAACAGCTATAGCACTTGAAGTCCTTAGGACTCATAGAGATAGGCTGACCAATACTAGGGTCGGCTTCCAAAACCAACAGTATGTGGAGGACACTACTGCTTGGCTATAGTTGTAAAGTTTCCCCATTAGTCCTCCAGCTAACGCTGTGGTTTAGGGTGACATACGTGTTTCGGGAAAAAGAAGCTACAGGAACCTATTTTAACGAATGAATGATGGATTGTGTTAATCCAATATAAGAGGATATGAAATGACAGACCCCCAAGGATATAAGGAACAAGTAACAGATGATGAGCTGATGGACATCATTAACTCAGAAGTAACTAACTCGCAAGGTAACTTCCTTGATTCCTCTGAACTTTCAGATGAACGAGAGAAAGCAACATACGAATATGCGATGCAGCCTGTAGGACATTTGGCCCCACAGGGTGTATCTAAAATTGTATCCTCAGATACCGTTGAGGCTATCGAGGGGTACTCTGCAGTTCTATCTGAACTGTTGTTAGATAATAAAAAACTAGCAAAATTTATACCATGCAACTCCACACCTAAAGGTGTTCACGATGCTCGTGCAGCGTCTGACCTTGTTAACTACTGTATCTTTAAAAAGAACAGTGGTTGGGGTTTGATTAATACTTGGATGAAAGCAGCTCTTCTATGGAAGAATGCTGCAGTAGCTTGGGAGTACGTTGAAGACTTCGAGCTAAGCTTTGATGAGTATGAAGAGATCACCCCTGAGGCCCTTGACATTCTACTAGCTGATGCTGAAGTAGAAGTAGTCGGTGACCTTTACATGGATGAGACTGGTGTGTATAAAGAAGTACGTGTAAAGCGTACCCACAATAAGAGTGGCGTAAAGATCCGTAACATCCAGCCTGAGTCTTTCCTTATTAACCAAGGGGCTTCTTCTATTCAAGATGCATCCTTCGTTGGTGTCCAAGAGGATATGACTCGATCTGAGATTCGTAAGATGTACCCAGAGTTTGCAGATGACATTGACTGGGAATCTACTGATGACCGTTACACCTTTATGTCTGCTATAAATACTGAGAAAGCAGCCCGTAGGACCTCTGTGGGTCTATCAAACCTTACACACAACCAAAGCCAAACAACTGAAGCTAACATGATAGCTAGTGTCGTTGAGTGCTGGTTACGTGTTGATCGTGATGGTGACGGTATTGCTGAGCTTAAAAGATTTATCACTGTGGGCGATAACATTCTGTTTGAAGAAGATGTTGAGTCGGTTCAAGTGTGTGAGCTAAAACCTTTTGACATCCCACACGAGTGGGCTGGTCTATCTATGGCTGACATGACTCGACCTTCAACCCTAGCGTCTACAGCTATCCTGCGTGGTTTTGTTGAGAATACTTACTTAACTAACTACTCACCGAAGCTAGCTGACCCTAACGTTGTTGACTTCTCTGCTTTGCAGAATATGAAACCAAAACAAATTGTACCTACTAATGGTAACCCAGCTCTGGCTGTGCAGAACATGCCACCAGAAGCTATGTCCACAGGTACAGTGCCTCTGCTTGAGTTCTTGCAGAAGCATAAGGAACAGGCTAACGGGCTTTCAAAAGCAGCCCAAGGTCTAAACGATACTCTCTATGTGTCTGGTAACTCAGAGCAGAAAGTGTCATCTGTGCAATCCGCAGCACAAACACGTATCCAACATATCGCCAGAAGATTTATGGAGACAGGCTTAGCCGATCTCTGTGAAGGTGTGTATAAGACGATGATTAAAGAGATGCGTGGGCAGGAAGTAGGGTACTATGATCGTAATGATTTCTACTCTACCATTGATCTTAAGACACTACCAGATTCTATGATGCTTAAAGTAGAAGCAGATGTTGGTGATTCAAGCAATGCAACTGTAATGAAAAAGATGCAAATGATTGGTGAGCAAGTGCTACCCGGTCTAGTTAAAGTTGGTTTCCAAGGGGCAGTAAACCCCACAGCACCAGCTACTATTGCATTTAAAACCATTGAGGCTTTAGGTGAAGACCCGTTAGACTACATAGTAGACTACACTTCCGAAGAGTATAAAAAGTCAGCAATGGAGGGCAAACAACAAGAGGCTAAGGCAGCTGAGATGAAGAAAGCTATGGAAGAGCAAACCATCCAAACTAAGATGGCACTCGACCAAGCAAACGTCGATTACACTAATGTGCAATCTCAGAATGCTATTCAGGATAACCTGAAGCAGCTTGTTGTAGCTTTAGATAAGTCATATCAAGAATGGGCAAAGTTAAGTATTTCTGCAGGGAAGGAAGGACAAGTCATTCCGGAACAGCCGAACGTACAGGAGATGTACGCAACGGCGCAGGATTTAATTCAGCAAACAATGACCCAGCCACAAGGTAACGGAAAGCCGAAGGAAGAAGAAGGCCCTCAGCAGGAAGAGATCGCCCCTACTCCTGATGCTATTGAAGCTTTCTTAGGACAAGGTGGTGGAGGTATGATGTAAGGGGGTGATTCCAATATTTAAATATACCACCCCAGTTTAGTCTGGAGCGTATCTGATAAAGCGTGTGGTATACTTTAATGAACTGTGGGGCCCAGATGGGCCCTGCAAACTTACGACACTAACTGAGGAGATATAGTGAATAAGTATAAAGAAGGGGCTAAACGAAAGTTTAAGCCAAAGATGGATCATAAGACCGGAGAGTATAAAGCTAATCCGTTTATTGATTCTCAAGAAGCATTGTCAAGTGCAATGTTTGCTAAGAAAGAAAGAGACGAGTTCTTCACAGAAGCTTACTCTGACATCCTAGTAGACCTCTTCACACAATGGTTAATCACAGAACCACACTGTAACAAAGAGCGTGAGTATCTGTATCATGTCGCCATGGGCCTTGGCTCAGTCAAAGAACGTCTACTTAAAATTGAAACCTTTGGCTTTAACCAAGAGCAAATGGAAGTTAATAGATCTCAAGAAGGAGACGAATAAGTGGATTATAAGAAAGTAAATGAAAAGAAGTTAGAACGAGCACTGGAGAACGCTGAGAGATCTCTTTGTGCTATTGTTGATGAGATAGCTATCGGACCCGGTAAAGCCCGGTTTTTCGCTGGAGATCTAGTTAATGCAAGTCGAGCCCTAAGTATCTTAGAGGATATCGATAAAGCCCGAGCGCCTAAGAAGAAGGCTGCGGTTAAACAGGACTAATATAGGATAACAAATTATGAGCAATAAAAACAATACAGCCTCTACCCGTTCGGATGACGCTGGTTTTACTGCTGGTCAAGATAGTCAATCATTCGATGACATTCCAGTTCCCATGGGCCCAATGGCTGAGGCTTTAGGTCTTACCATGCCTGAGAAGGAATCTCTACCAGATGATGATGAATCTGATCTTGACCCGGAAGATTCTGTGAATGACGAAGGACCCGAGTATGACGACACAGATGAAGACGATACCGATGATTATGAGGAAGACGCTGACGACGATGAAGAGTATGAGGATGAAGATGATTCTACCCGAGATGACGATTTGCCGGATGAAGAGGAAGTAGACTGGGACTATCAAGTTCCTGTCAAGATTGATGGAGAGATTGAATATGTTTCTTTGTCAGAACTTCGTAAAGGTTTTGCTACTGATCAACACTTGTCTAAGAAGGGTAGAGAAGTTAGTGAACTTGAGAAGTCTTTGCAAGAAGAATATGAAGGCAAGACTAATCAGGTTGTAGAACTTGGGACCGCTTTAGCTACACAGCTACAACAACAAGAAACTGTGTTAGCCCAAGAGTTCCATGACTTAGAATCTAAAATTAAGACAGCCCGTGAAAACGGAGATACTTACGAGCTTAATGAGCTAAAAGATAAACGAGAAACTGCACAGGCAAAATACTGGCAAGCACGTAATGAACGTGAAGGTATTTCTGGTGCAATTCAAAAGCAACAGCAAGAACAACTTCAGCTACAAGTTGATGGCCTTATGGAAACCTTTGAGTCTGAGATTCAAGACCTAGTGCCAGACTTTGATGCTGAGTCTGTTCGTGACTTTGCTTTAGGAGAAGGAGTTCCCGAAGGGTTCCTTGATATTATCTTTGATGCCCGAGTAGTTAAGTTTGTTGATGACTATCGTCAACTTAAACAAAAGACTAGCTCAGGCTCTGCTAAACGTAAGCGAGTAAATAAAGCTAAGGGTGTACCTTCTAAACGTAAAGCTACTAAAGCTCAACGTGCTAAAAGGGAATCTGGAGCTCGTCGAGACCAAGTGCTTTCGGGCGAAGGTAACGATGCTGATCAATTAGAGTTTCTTAAGTCATTAAGCAAGTTCCGCTAACATTAATAAGATTCAATTAAACTATTAATTTATAAGGAATAATAAAATGGCTGCATCAAATTTTCAAACTACAGGTACTCTTTCTGAGAAAGAAGATCTAGCAAACTTCATCTCCATGGTAACCCGTGATGAGACTCCATTCATGGCTTCTATTGGTAAGACTAAAGCTAAGGCTATCTACCACGAGTGGCAGACTGATGAGCTTCTAGCTCCAGGCTCTAACGCTGTTGCTGAAGGTTCTACCTTCTCAACTGTTGCTGGTGCTCAGGCTGCTGGTGGTGATCGTACTCGTCTGGGTAACTACACTCAGATTAACTCTAAGACCGTACAGGTTTCTGGAACTAAGCGTTCTGTAGACCAAGCCGGTGTTGCTGACGAATACGCTTACCAGCTGAAGAAAGTCGGTACTGAGATGCGTCGAGATCTCGAGCTTGACCTCGTACACAGCTTTAACGACAAGAACGGCTCTGGCACTCGTACAATGGGTGGCTACCAGGCTTACGTAAACGACAACGTAGTTAACGCTGGTGCTGCTGGTGCATACACTGCTCCGGGTTCAACTGGTGAGGGTACTGCTGGTACTATCGACCGTGGCGCTGCTGACGCTAACCTTGACGCTATCGAACTGTCTGACGTTGATGACATCATGCAGTCTATCTACGAGCAAGGTGGTAAGGCTACTACTCTGATGACCTCTCCGAAGAACAAGCGTGAGCTGTCTTCTAAGGCACATGGTACTGGTCAGAACACTGTACGTAACTTGGACGATTCTGGTAAGATCCGTCAGAGCATCGAGCTGTTCGACTCTGATTTCGGTTCTATTCAAATCGTACCTAACTACATCATGGGTCTTGATTTCAACACTGGTGTTGGTGCTACTACCAACAGTAAAGATTTCAGTGCTCTTGTGTACGATCCCTCGTTCTTTAAGATTGCTACTCTGCGTCCCCTTCAGGAAACTGAAGTCGGTCAGCAGGGCGACAGCACTATCGGTCAGATCGTGGAAGAGTGTACTCTTGCCGTTTCTAGCCCGAAGTCTGCTGGTATGATCGTTGGTCTGGGTGGTGCGTAACCTAAGACTATTGGGGTCCCTAGCGGGGCCCCTTCTTTTTACCTATGGAGGATAAAATGGATAATAAATTTATGAATGTGAATGCCGATAAGAGTCGGTTTTCTATAAACCAAGATGTGTCATCATATCTTAAGTATGCTAAAGAGTCACGAGATCAGCAAGCTATGATGGGTGATTCATCGCACTACAGATCCTTTGCTATTATACCCGATATTATATCATTAGAGATCTACACAAACCATGGACTAAATCTCCATGAGTCAGAATTTATGAGCAACAAGGAAGATGTTGCTAAACTTAAAAGAATAATTAAATCAGAGTACCCCGACCTGTTAACCTCTAACATCTCAAGGGCTCGTGGTTAAAACAGGAGACAAACAATGTCAACTCCACTATATGATGCTATTGTAACTAAAGTTAGAAACTGGGTTAACCGGGATGAGTCTATCCTCACAGATTCCTTAGTGTCAAACTTTTTAGATTACTCAGCAGATTACTGCTACCGGAATCTACGTATTCCACCGCTAGAGCATACCTTTGTCTATAATGCTATTACTAGCGAGACTGAAGGTGAGGATTCTATCTTGATGCCCTCAGACCTTTCGGAACTCATCCAGTTCAGCAAAGTAGATAACCAAAGTAATCGCACTGTGTTTAACGAACGTCTTTCTTTGTTTGCAATGCAAGATAAGGATATGATTAAAAACAATAACAACTTTGCAAGGAAAGGTAGAGCACTTGTCTTTGAACCTAAAGCCGAAATAGGCGACCGGTTTGAAGTGTACTACTATCGTAGACTCCCTGACCTTGATGCTAAGTACGTAGTTAATCAAGCTAACATCGATGCAGGCTTAGCTGTGCAAGCGGAGTCGGGTACAGAGTTCCCAGCTGGCAGCGGGGTTTTCTACACAGGTACTGAAGTTCCTAACTGGCTACGTGATGACCACGAACGCATGTTACTGTGGGGTGCAGTTGCACACGCATTAGATTATATTGGGGAAGACGAAAGAGCTGCTAAGTTTTTTGCAAAACAAAAAGAAGCTATTATCGAATTAAACAATGAAGAAACAAAACGAAAAGTTAAGGGTGGTTCTATGGTGGCTACTTATTCTAACGTAGCTCAATTTTAAGGAGAGCATAAATGACTATTGATTATATCCCCGGAACTACCTCAAACCTAGTTGGTGATCCAGCAGAGGGTGGAGCTTTTAGTTCTGGCAACAAAGGAGAGATTGCTGGGGCTAATACTGCAGCGGCTAATGCTGCTACTTTAGCTACTGCTGCTGCTGCTTCGGCTACTGCTGCTGCTCAGTCAGCATCTGATTTAAGTGCTGCAGAGACTAATGCTGCTGCTTCAGCTACTGCTTCTGCTGCTTCAGCTACCGCTGCTGCTGCTGACCGGGCATCTACACAAGGTTTCCTTGGTAGTATTAATACTATATACGATAACTTTGATGATAGATACTTAGGCTCTAAAACAGCAGACCCAACTGTAGACAACGATGGTAATGCTCTTATAACAGGCGCTATGTACTTTAACTCTACAAGTAGCCTTATGAAGGTGTACAATGGATCTGCATGGCAAATAACAGCAGTTGATAGTAACGCTGTTGCTTTTCTTGCTGGAGCAACATTTACAGGTGATGTAAATATTGAAAGAAGTGATTCTTCGGATGTGGTTTTTAATGTGCATAACACTGCACCTAGTGGTGAGGCAGATGCTATAGTGAGAATAGACAGCTCTGCAGAGGGTGAAAGTATTGTTGAATTTTACCATGATGGCACAATAGCAGCTGACATCCAGCTTCTACCTAGCAGCAACCCGAACCTAAATATAACAACCCATGATACTGGTTCTGTAATTGATATCCAGCCAAATAATCAAACTGTTGCAAGGTTTGAGACTAACGGTCTTACTGTTTTTGGTGACGTAACAGCTCCAGAGTTTATTGGTGTATTCCAAGGTGAGACTGTGTTTAAGGCTAAAGCAGGAGAAGCCTTGAGTAAAGGCGATGCTGTGTATGTTTCTGGTATTAGCGGTAACACCCCAGTAGTGAGTAAGGCAGATGCTGATGGCGCAAGCACTTTCCCTGCATTTGGTTTAGCTTCTGCAGATGCAGCGCTCAATGGTACTCTTGATGTAATTACTGCAGGTCAGCTTAAGAACTTTGATACTTCAGGTTTTGCACTTGGAGATACATTGTACCTCAGTACAACCCCCGGAGTCCTTACAGCTACCCCACCTACAGGTGAAGGTTCTGTTATTCAGAATATGGGTAAGGTTGAGCGAGAGCATCCAAGCGTAGGTTCTATTCTTGTAGTGGGTGCAGGTCGTGCTGCAGCTACCCCAAACCTTAATGACGGCAATGTCTTTATAGGTAATAGTTCAAACAAAGCTGTTACCGGTTCTTTCAATACCCTTGCAGATGCTAGAGCAGATGTTAGAATTGCAAATAATATTATAGACGAAGATAGCTTTAGTACTAACAGTGCTACTCGTGCGCCTTCTCAACAATCTGTAAAACAATACGTAGCTGATCAAACCGCTAATATCCAAGGTGACATTACTAATGTTGTTGCTGGTAATGGATTGACTGGTGGTGGTACTAGCGGTGCGGTAACCGTAGCCGTTGATACATCAGTTGTGGCTACAGCAAGCAATATTCTTACTTTAACTAATAAAACACTGAGCACCCCGGTTATTAGTACTCCAGATATTAATGGTGGTACTGTTGATGGAGCTGTTATTGGTGGCACTACTGCAGGTTCTGGTACGTTTACCAGTTTAGCAGCTACTACTGCTGTTGCTACTGGTACAGTTAGAGCTGACGGTGGTATGTATATTGGTGGCAGCAGCGCTGACAACTTAATGGATGAGTACGAAGAAGGTACGTTTACTGTAGAGGTTGCTGATGCTGCCATTGGAGGCAACATAGCTTCTTTGGGCTCTGGGACTCAAGCTTACTACACTAAAACTGGTCGTGTAGTTAATCTTAATGTACGAATAGTTAATATAGATACAACTGGACTAACAGCTGGTAATCAAGTTCGTCTTCGTGGGCTTCCCTTTAACACTAGGAGTAGCCATATACCTTCTAGTTTAGTCTATGCCGTACAGCTGGACATGGGGTCTAGCATTGACTTAGCTGTACAAGGATCTGGTAATAATGCAACACTTCAAATGATTAAAGTAAATGCTAGTGGTGGTAACTCTCAGCTGCTGGTCTCAGATATAAATAGCGGAAGTTCTCAAATTATTTTCAGCTTTCAATACATTACACCCTAGTAGGTTAAGTGGATTCTTAGCCCGGATAAAAGGATAAAAACATGAGTTTAACAAAAGAAACAATCGAAGATAAAATTGAAATTGTAGGTACATACAAAGCTGTACAAGTTCGAACTGCTACTGTAATTAAAGAAAATGGCGTAGAGCTTAACCGTTCTTTTAGTCGAAAAGTAATAAACGCAGGTGAGGACTATAGCGGCGAATCATCTGAAGTACAGGCTATCTGTGCAGCAGTACATACAAGTGAAGTGGTTTTAGCTTATGAAGCTTATAAACTAACCCAAGTATAAGGAGTTAAACCATGGATGGCAATACAACAACGTTGATGACAACTCTAAAGGTCCAACAGGAAAACATGTCAGAAGACATGAAGGATGTTAGATCTGCACTTAAAGATATAGCACAAAGCTTAAAAAC